GTACATCTACAGTGATTGCAGCTGGTGCGGGCAATAACTCTCCCAGGTCATAAGCTTGAGGCTCTAGTTCGTCTTCAGGAGCGGTCATCATGGCAGGTACCTGTACCTCACCCTTGACTGGAGCAAAGATTGGCTCAATCTCTGAATCCTCTAACTCTTCTCCCTCTTCAATATCCTCAGATATTTGAGCAAGAGATGTGCTAGGTTTGGATACCTTGCTGAGGTCATCAAGCAAACTGGTAGCCTGACTTTTAGGCTCCGCTTTTTGTACCTTTGCCTTTTGTGCCTTTTGCTTTTCAGCTTCCTGCTCTTTAGCTAATTTGGCAGCTGCTTGCTCCTCAGCTTTTCTTGCCTTTTCTTCATCAGATGCCTTCTGAGCTGCCGCTCTTTCGGCTAACTTCAGATCACGCTCTTCTCTTGCCTTTATTCGCCTTGCATGTGCCTCAGCTGCATGTTTGTCTTCAGCCTCTTTTCTCAAGCGCTCACGCTCTTTTAGCTCTTCCCTATTTTGTGCTCTTTGAATGGATCCTCCATTGCTGAGAACCTCTGATTTAAAACTCGTTACTTCATTTGCTACCTGCGTCATTACTAGTCTCCTCTTGAAATGAATTACGTTCGCCACTTATTTCGTTATTGACTCTTTGTCGCCTCTCAGAAAATAGATTGACTCCAAGGTTGGGGTCGACATATCCCTCCGCTTGCTTTTCTACATTCGGTATAAATAGATTTGAATCGATACGATCGTCATATCGCAAGACCGTTTCCCGTAGGAGATTACGGATATGTTCGTAATCCATTCCTCTAGCTTGTAGGTTTTGAATTTGTATTGATAGATTTGTAATCATTGGCAGGACTTTCAACCATCCTTCTTTTTCTTCTATGCTATCAGGTGCGCCAGTAGTGCCCGCTCTGATTCTGAGATCAACCATGTCGAAGATCCGATCTTTGGTAAGTGTTGGCCAGTCATAGGTTTTCTCTTTAGTGATGGTGAGCTTGCCATCGACCATGGCTGTTCTGGTAACTGGCGCGCCCATATAACGCTCTACCTGTTCGCTAGTTAACTCCTGCAATAAAACCTGAGCACTGTATTGCGCTATTTCTTGTAGCCAATCTTCTATCTGGTCTTTGAATTCAAATACGCGTCCCGATAACGCTCTTTGTAAGATATTGGCTTCAGTAGCTGTCTTAGGTCTGACGACTGTTGAGCGCGCAGCATCTTGCAGCCCAGTAACTTGTTCCCAGTCATAACGTACTGCACTGGTGTCATATACGATGGGATCTATTTTGGGGTGCCCTCTGGGAATAATCACTTGGTTAAGGGGCTTACCTTCAGTGTCAACAATGGTGATCTCACCAAATCGTGAATCAGCATGCTTCTTGATTGTTTTCTCGTTGATATCAGCTGATGCCACCCACCCCGGAATGCAAAGGTCTCGATGCTGATTAAATCTATCTCTCGCTTCGTTGTGCTCATCTTGCAGTCGTTCAGTCAGATCAACTAGGCTTGGCCCAACAAACTGACCGTCAACTACCTGATAAGGTAATAGGAAGAATGGGTACCAGCGCTCACCAGCTCTTGGCGGGGAATAAGGTTCACGCAGCCACTCAGTTGCTCCCTCTACCATTGTGTATACACGCTGGGTAGCTCTATCCCAGATTTCCAAGACTGCGATCTGCTGATCATCACTTACCGGACTTTTGCTTGCATCCATATGCATGGAGGCTAAACGCCTGGCTTTCTTATGCGAGGGTTCGCCTTGGCCTGGTTGGTAGATCTTGGCATTGGCTAGATTCTTCTTGTACATAGCCTCAGCCTGCGAGCGCTTCATCGGTATGACTTGGCAGATCCAGTCCGCATCGGTGTAATCCCAGAATTCACAGATTGAGGGATCGATGAGCAGATTCTCGGTAAGGACTCTATCAATGACGAGACCTTCAGCAGCATTAACCTCTGAGCGCTCATATAAAGATCCGATGAGTTCATCTAACTCTGCCCTTTTGACATCATGATGATGACTCTGATTACCGTCATCAAGATCTTGCTCTAGCTCTTTGATAAGCAGTAGATTCTCTTGCGCATCATTAATCCGCCCTTTAATGTAAGCATCCTTGCTTGGGTCTCTTTGATACATTACTTTGAGAATTCCGTAGCTACAAGTCAATGCTGCTCTTACTGTCGACTTAGCTCGGTTTTTGAGTTGTGCGTTTTCTAAGGCTCTATTCGTTACTGCCTCTAACGTTCTACAAAAGAGCTTGAGGTCAGCACCCGAATTTAATGGTGCTGTAGAGATCTCTGGGTTTCTTGCGTACACATTTGGCAGAACGGCAGAAATAGTACCGTGTATTAGATTTGCTCTAAGGCTGTAGAAGTCTTTGCTGGTTGGATCTGCATTCCAGTTAAATCCTGCTACTGTATTGCGGTTATGCCTTACGCGCTTATGAAAGGCTGACCAGTGAGCGCGCGCATGAGCGATGCGAGCGGTCCATTTTTGTTGAAGAGCTTTGGGGTCTTGGGGCACTCCTCATTTATAAAATGCAGTCAAGCGTCTCGAGGATATTTTTTGAATAAATTCTTCTCCAGTGTTAGTTACTTATTGGATTGATTCATCTTGGTAGCAAATGCCTCCCCTGATATGTAACCGGGTTTCATTGCTATATAAATGTGTAATACAACTAACTATTTACCCACACCCCTGAATGCTGATCATAATTTAGAGACTGTCTAAATCCAGCGGCATTCCAAACAAGGTCAAACAGCGGCCTTAATGCCATCCCTTCATCTATAGCCATATCCTCAATGACGATATCGGGCAATAGGATTTGATCCCTATCAAATATGCCAGTTCCTTCATCCAGAAGGTAGTTATTTGAAACTCCTAATTGCACATTTTTTACATTAAGTAATGAATATAAAATAATCATGGGGCCGGAAATATCCAGCTCTGTCAGAACTTTTTTTATTCCCTTTAGGAATTCGATAATTTCACGCTCATAAGACGTCGAAGGTAAAACAAGCTCACCTGTATCACTCCTTGGTGGGAATACTCTAACCGATTCAATCATTCCATTTCGAAATAATTGCGTATACGCACCACTACCCTGAGGATTGATAACCCTATGTGCTACAACACCATCGATATTGATTTTTGAACTTAATCCAAGATTTTGTGACATTACTGGAATTCGAGACCAATCCAAGGCCCTAAAAACATCAACGCTTGCATTTGAATATAGACAGGAATATGGCAACACATGAAGAACTTGCACTATCCCCTCAACCAACCTTATTGGAGATTCGCCAATAAGTACTTTTCCAACTCTATCCGCTCTAAAGTCTGTAATCTTTTTCTTAAGGTTATCGCCATTGATAAAAGCGGCCTTAATTTCAGGCATCTCTAGTTGACGCTTTCTAGCGCCTTCACGGATATAAAAGTGGTTATTAATTTTTACTCGATGAGGCTTCGACCAACTTTCAAGGACATTAATAACCAAGACATAGCCACCTGTTTTAATTGGTACGGCCCTCATCATATAGCCACCTAGTTTTGGCTCAAGATTATTTAAGATGAAATCTTGGATACGCCTACATTCCTGATCGGGGTTGATGTCCAATGGAACTATCCCAGCAGCACAGCCATCGCCTAACTCACTTATGCCATAAAAAATGAACCCCCCGCTATGGTTCGCCATTGCCGATAAATCAGCAAGAAACTCATTCTTCCCCGAAGAATCCCATGTTGGCAATGTTTGCTTAAACTCAGTAACTGAATTTTCACTTATTTTGCTATTAATCAAATCGCGTAAATGATCTTCTGAAATTTCTTCGAATTTTACGGAAAACATATGTGCCTAGTTATTTGATTGTCTGTTGTAATCACTATATCTGCTCATACCCAATAAGTTAAGTCCAATCGTGACTTTAAGTAATGCTTAAAAGGCTTGATGTCCAGTCTATGGATTCAAACTCTACCCCGATATGAAATCGCACACTCATTTGTCATCTTTTAGACCATTGATTTATTTAGTCTTTTGAAAAGGCATGACTTCTTTTAATCCGTTGGTCGAGAGCGCGACTCTCGCCTGACCCAGCCAATATAACCATCGTCACTTTGACATTTCCGGACCCTAGAAATCCTGTTAGCCCCTCGATCCATGGATTGAATCAATTTCAGGCGTTCGCCTGGCCCTCATCACCCCATATCTAGTTGCATCCCAAGCATGGTCCTCGGCGTCCGTATCTACATCTTCAGGGTTTAATGAGTCTGGTGGTAATTGGGGGATAGTTCTTAACCAATGCTTACAGGTTGAGAAGATCTTGAGTCTGTCTTCAGCTAACAGCCGAATGATTTCTTGAGCACCATTCACTCTGCTTCTGGGGGCGTTATAGGCCTCAGTCCATTTCACGCCTTTATCCCTGAAGATTTGACCTATGGATCGCTCTGCTCCAATCTTTGAAAAGATGGATGGGTCAGCTAGGTTCATGCGGTATTCGTATCCAAGTCGCTGGTCGTGGATCTCGATCTTCTTAATTTTCTCTGCAACTACTGTTGCATCCTCTCTGGTGCCCGTGTTTTCTTTATCGCCGTATCCATAGAGCTCTCTCCATAGGTAATAGACTCCATCATTAGACAAGGCAAACCAATAGACGGCATATGGTCTGGCATAACCCCAATCCATTGAGCGCCAGACCTTCCATGTCGGTGGTATTGCGAAGGGTTCTACAACGTGTTTAGAGCGCTGCCATACGCCTTCCAAGAAACTTCCCACGTGGATGTCCCAATCACCTTCTAACCACGCTCTGCGCCTATTTGGATCGCTTAGCGACTCTAGACTCATGAGGTAGTTGGGGTCATTTCTGAGGAGGTGCGTGTTCTCGTAAATGGTGGAATGAATTCTCACTCTGGGCAGGGCGCCTTCTTGTCTAATGATTTGCCCAGCCGGAATTGCACCAATCTGGAATCTTTCCTTTACTGATGCGTGTCCCACTCCAAATGGATTGCATGTTGCCCTCACCATTCTTGGCATCCCAGGATGGGATGATCGGCAAGTGGAATGCATTGCCTCGTAGAACGAGAGGTTGCGCCAATTGGTCAGTTCTTCGAATCCAAGCCATGGATATTCATGGCCGTGGTAATTCCAGTAGTCGTCTTCATTCGCTCCATAACGAAAGTACAGCATCTCTCCTGTTGGCCACTTCCACACATAGTCTGATTCATTGAACTTGGCTCCAGGGAAGATTTGATAGAAC